ATAAAGGAGAAGGACCATGGCATTACTTGACATAATCAAAAAGGCCGACAGGATAACGACCACAGCACTCGATGACGAGATAACGAGGCTCATCGCCTGGACAAGGGCAGAGATGATCCGCGTGGGCGTTCCGGAGGATAAAGCAGCATCGACAACGGACGACCTCATCACACAGTGCATAGTTGAGGGCGTGCTTTCCAGGATAGCCACAGACGAGAAGATCCGGGATGCCGCATCCGATGCCTTTATGTACCAGCTGGACGTCTTGAGAAAATACACCTGGCCGGAAGAACCGGAGCCCGAACCGACACCAGATCCCGAACCGGAACCTGAGCCGGAGCCTGAACCGGATCCGGAGGACGGAGGCGGCGATGATACATAATTCACAAGCCACCCTCATCACCCTGACAGCTTCCGGGGCTACGGTAACGAGGAACGAGAAGACAGTCTTCTGCGGGAAGCGTTCCGTAACATACAAGGAATTTTACGCAGCAGTCCAGGTCGGGATCAATCCGAGCTATATCTTTGAATTTGACCTGAGCGAATACGAATCCGCTTTCGTAAAGGTAAACGAGGAGGGCGGCACTGTAAAAGTTTACAGACCGACGGAACTTATATTCGAAGGCGAAAAGTTTAATATTATTCGAACCTTTGAGACCACCGAGCACAAGATCGAGGTGACAGCAGGCTTATGACAGTAGACTTACAGTTCCAGGGAGCCCTTAATGGGATAATAACGGACATCCTGAGAAGCGAAAAGATTCTGGAGTCCCAGCAGACGGAAGTCATGGACAAGATCGGAAAAGCCATAAAAAAGAAAGTGGAGGACAACCTGCCGCTTTCGGACGAGCACGGCAACGGATACAAGCACATGAAGCGAGACGTAAAAGTGAGCGTCCAGGGCAAGAAGAAAAAGACCGGCACGACCGGCGTGGTGATCCATGGAGGAAAGCAGACAGCCTATAAATGGCACATGCTGGACGACGGGACAAGGAATCCGGACGGAACCATCCACACCCCGGCGCTGCACTTTACACAGAAAGCGCTGGCGGAGGCGGAGGGCGAAATAAATGACATAATAGACCAATTAGAGAGGAGGATAGTGCAATGACCGAAGCAGGACTTAAAACGCTGATAGAAACGGCCTTGTCTATCCCCGTTTTTGAAGGTAAGGACTCAATCGTCTATCCGGCGGCCACACTTGAGGTCTTAAAGATAAACCCGGCATTGTATGGAGACGGCCACAGCGTAGCCAGGACAGCCGAGGCACAAATCAATTTATGGTACCAGGATAAAGCGGCAAGGGATGCAGCAGTCGAGACGATGATCACAACGATGGACGCCGAGAACGACATCACAAGCCCGGAGATTGAAACCTATTATGACACCACGGCGAAGAAATATCGCGCCGTTATAGCTACACAATACCGTTACAGGATAGAGACACCGGAGGAACCGGAGGAGGATCCTGCAGAGGATACAGACTGAAACAAGGAGGAAATAACAGATGGGATTTATAGTTAATGTTAGGAATTGCAAACGTGCAGCAGTAACCGCTGACACAAGCTCATCCTATACCATCGGGACACCCGTCGCAATGCCCACACTTAGGAGCATCGACATCGCGTTCACTTCTTCAAGCGGCGCTTTATACGGCGACGGCGAGAAGGTAAGCGAAGTTTCACTTATTACAGGAGCAACCCTGCAGCTGGCAATCGACAAGCTGACCAGCGCCGACATTGTGGCACTTATGGGAGCAAGCAAGTCGGCAAAGGGAGTTGTTTCAAACAAAACAACAGACAAGCCCCCGAAGGTTGCGATCTACTTCGAATGCGAGCACGACGATGGCGGATATGAGGCAACCTGGCTTTTAGTTGGAAGATGCCAGCCCATAGGCAAGAGCGCAGCACAGAGAGAGGACAATATCAATTATTCAACTGAATCTTTGACTTTGAACTTTATCAGACGCGAAAAGGACAAGACAGTCAGAATGACGGCCGACACTGATGATACCGACTTCGATGCAGCAGCACAGACCGCGTTCGCAAGCGCACCCGATATCTAAGGAGAAAACACATGGCTAAAAAAGTAATGACTTGCAAAGCCGCTCCCGAAATAGAATTACAATTCGACGGAGGAGAGACAATTCTCCTCCGCTTCGATATAAGATGTTTAGCAGCCATTCAGGAGCTCGAGGGAGGGCTTAAGGACTTTTTAAAGAAACCATTACCGGAAATGGCGGCAATAATAGTATACGGAGCCGGAAAAGACATCAACAGCGATTTTGATGAGCAGAAGGCACGCGGGATCGTCTCAAATATGAGCATTGAAACCATTACAGAGATAATAAACACCTTCCAGGAATCTGTAGGACAGAACGCGAACGAGGAAGAAACAAAAAAAATGTTAGCGCAGATCCTGGGAGTCATGCAGAAATAGATTTTGATTTTTTGTATTACGTTTATTCGGTAAAACTGGGTTTAGGGGAAGACAGTTTTTTTACTTCCACACTTTCGAGGGTGTTATACCTTATAGAGAAGTGGAGCGAGGAAGAAAAGATGAAAGCGGCAGCATTATCCGGGAAGCCCGTCCCTGAACCGCCCAGGACTGCGCGAAGTATTAAGGAGGTTATGAGCTATTATGCCCACAAATAAAAGAACAATTTACCTGGGGCTGGATTATAGCCAGTTTTCGGGCGGAATAACAGAGATCAACAGAAAAATGGGCCTTCTGGATGCCGAATTTAAGCTTGCAACGCAGCAGGCGAAGAACTACGGGACCGAAACAGATCAGCTCGGGCTTAAAACCGAATACCTGACGCAAAAAATCGCATTACAGAACCAGAAGGTCGAAGCAGCTAAAAAAGCATACGATGACGCCATGTCTTCGCAGAGTGCATCCGCAAAGGAAATAGATACGCTCGACCAGAAGCTTTTAAACGAACGGCTTAAACTTGAGCAATTAAGTGGCCAGTTAGAACAAAATAAAAAGGACACAGACAAAGCAACAGGAGCAAATAAAAGCTTTGGTGATGAGATCAGAGGAGTGGCTGAATCAATAGGCCTGAACGTTTCTCCGGCGCTTGAAAAACTGGCCAAAAAATTTGATGGAGTTTCTGCAGCAGTAGGAAACGCAGTCCTCGGAATAGGTGCCATGGTCGGGGGACTTTTAAAATGCACTAAAGCGGCGGCCGATAATGCCGACGAGTTATTGACTCTTGCGGACAAGACAGGCATAACAACGGATGAACTGCAGAAGCTACAATACGTTTCTAAATTTGTCGATGTAGAATTTTCAACCCTGACAGGCGAGATGGACAAGCTCGAAAGGAGTATGATCAGCGCGAGGGACGGGAGCAAGGACGCATCCGAAGCATTCAAGAAGCTCCATATAAGAGTAAAAGATTCAAGAGGCGCACTAAGAGACCAGACCGAAGTGTTCTGGGAAGCCATAGACGCACTCGGCAAGGTTAAAAACGAGACCGAGCGTGACGCTTTAGCGATGCAGCTATTCGGAAAAAGCGCCAAAGAATTAAATCCTCTTATCAAGGCAGGCTCGGAGGAAGTCAACAGGCTAAAAGAAGAGTTTGATGAGTTGGGTTTAGGAATGAGCGGAGAAAACCTGGAAAAGCTAAGCACACTCAAGGATTCATGGATAAGATTAGACGAAGTATGGACAAACGTCAAAAACAACCTGGGGCTTGCGCTTTTGCCAATTTTGACAACACTTTTTGAAGCAATAAGCAAGATCCCGGAGCCGGTACTTCGGACTCTGGTAGTTTTTGCCGGTATAGTAGCAAGCATTGTGCTGGTAGTTAAAGCCATAAAGAGCATGACGGATACGGCAAGCACTATCACAAAGTTTTTTAAAGGATTTGACACAGCATCCCTTAAGACAACGGCAATCATCATGGGCGTTGTTGTTGCACTTATCGCCCTGGCTGCCATAATTGCGGTAATTATAGGAAAATCCTCAGAGCTGAACAATTCAATGAACTCAATAAGCAACATGACCAAGGGAGTGCAGGAGCAAGTAACAGGAGCGCAGGACTCATATAGAAAAACGCAAACTGCTTATGCATCGAGGAACGCTTCCGGTGCGGACTATTACCAGGGAGGCAAAACCTGGGTAGGCGAAGAGGGCCCGGAGATCGTAGAGCTTCCGAGAGGTTCCCGGATCATACCGAACAAGCAGGCGAGCCAGATCAGCAACGCAACGAACAATTATTATATAACCATAGACGCGAAGAACGTCTCAGATTTTAACCGAGTAGTGGACATGGCCAACCAGATGCAGATGGCCACAAGGAGGATATAAAATGGCAAGCACAACGATTTCGATGTCCGCCGGGACCTGGTACAAGGACCACGACAACGTGAATCACAGCTCCGCAGACTGGCTCAAGAGCACATGGGATCCCCAAAGAGAAGACGCAATATGCTGGCAGACGGTCCTGCAGTTTTTAATTCCAAGCAATTTAAAATATAAAAGAATTAAAAAGGCGCAGCTAAGCTTTTATACAAAATCCGTCTGGAACGGTTCCGAATATAACACCAAAGGCCTGGAGGGAATCATCGTCCGGCCATATAACGCGGACGGACAGGCCCTTTATAATATTACAGGACAGAACGTAAACAATTACGGAGAACTCGGAGAGCCCGTGACAATAGTGCCGTGGACAGACTGGGCGTCCATAGTATACCCCGTTTGGAGAACTTGCGACATTACCTCGATTTTTGAGTCTAATTTACATATTGACGAAGGCAATGTTTATTTTGCGCTCACATTAAACGTTCAGCCCGGATGGCCGACATGGCGGGGCATGGGAACCGAGACCAACACTTATGCACTAATTGGAAGTCTCGGATCCGGATATGCGGCATATATAACAATAGATTATGAGGACGTCCCGCAGGCAGCACCCGGACCGGCTTATCCCGTAGGAACTTACGTGAACGAAAACACGGACCTTTTATTTAGCTGGGCATGGAATAGCAGCACCCAGGCAGTCCAGGCAGCCGTGCAGCTTGAATATAAACTGGCATCGGCGCAAAGATACACAGTGGTGAGCTTGACACAGACAGCGCACTCTTACACCCTTGTCGGCGGACTTCCGCAGGGCGCTTATGTTTGGAGGATAAAGGGAACGAACGACGCCGGAGAAACTTCCGACTATTCAAACGTCGCAGAATTTACGGTCATAGGAAAGCCCGGAGTGCCGGTCATAAATAACCCGACTAATGCAGCATTGACGACCATCACCTGGCAAGCGACCGATCAGAACTCTTTTGATATTACCCTAAAGGATTCAGACGGCAAGATCATTTTAAGCGATACCAGAGCAAGCAGCGCGACCAGTTACACCCCTGCGTTACTACTTAAAGGCACATATACAGTCGGCATCCGGTACCGCAACAGTTCGGGCCTTGCATCAGACTGGGCTTATAAAGTATTCAGCATTACGGCAGCAGGACCGGCAAAGCCAAGCTTGACACTTTACGGCGAAGCAGAGAACGCCCGCCTGGTAATAACCCGAGAGTCAAATATTAATTATGTGGTTATGAGGGCAGAAGACGAAACCCGAGACTTTGAGATCATAGGTGTTTTTAATACCGAGACCTACATCGACAAGACGGCAAAGTTTAACACCGGATACAGTTATAAAGTCAGAGCATACGCGACCGCAGGTTATACCGACTCAGACGTGGCACACTTCCGATGCAATTCGGAAAAAGTAGCCATACAGACGGCGGACCTTGACATCTTCCTGGACAGATCGGAAGAGGAGTTCCTGCCGTATAACGAAGAAGCCACCAGGGAGATGGCGACATATAAATGCCCGGGCAGACAATATGCCATTGTAGAGCATAGCGAGTCCGACGAGGTGATCTTCACAACTTCGCTTTTTGTAACCGAAAAGCAGAAAGCCCAGGTGACCGAGATCGCGAAAGAAGATTATATTTATTACCGCGATTATTCAAAGCGGGCGTTCCCGGTTGCAATAAGACGCCTGAGCTTTTCGAGATTCATGAAGGAAGGATACATTGCAAACATTGAATTTATACGGATAGCCAAGAAAGAGGTGGTCATAAATGTATAACCTGGCACAAGCAGGATTCACCGAGGCGCAGGTCATGGCTGCGCTTCGGACAAATAGGACCATTTCTTATGGCTACGAGCTTCTGGACAAGCAGGACAACACGATCGGAGAGATTCAGGTCAGCTCCTGCAGGATTTACAACAATTCAGAGGCAAACATACAGAGGACCATCCAGCTGGCCACCCAGAACGACAGCGCCATCGATTATGCATCCGACAGGATAAGACCATATATGAAGCTTAAGATGGGCGACACGTTCCTGACATACCCGCTGGGGATATTCCTCATGAGTTCACCGACGAGGAAGGAGCAATCCGGATCCGTACAGAGGACAATCGAGGGATACGACAAAATGCAGATTTTAGCGGACGACAAATTCACTTCGAGATATGCGGTCCCTAAAAATACGACTTACACCGGAGCCGTGGCAAATATTATCCAGTCCGCAGGAATAACAAAGTTTACACTTGAGCAGACAGCAAAGGAAACCCAGACGGTCCTGGAGTGGCCCATCGGTACCCCGAAGCTTGAGGCATGCAACGACCTGCTGCAGGCGATAAACTACGTGCCATTATACGCGGACGCTTACGGCTACATCCGGTCGAACCCGTACATCTTACCGGAGACACGGGGAGCGGATACAAGCTACATCACGGACAAGGAATCAATAGTGCTTTACGGAGGAGAAGAGGAGCTGGACATTTTCGGAGCACCGAACAAAATAGTCCGCTACCTTGAGAACACCGAGAGGCAATACCTGGAAAGCACCGCGACAAATTCAGATCCGAACAGCAAGCTTTCGACGGTAAGCAGAGGAAGGACCATCGTGGACGTGGCGTCCGTTTCGGACATAGCAGATCAGGCGAGCCTTGACGCATACGTCGCCAGGATAATGGCCGAGAAAAAGGTCTATCAGAAATTAATATTTGACAGCTTGAACATGCCGAACCATGAGAACAACGACTGCTTATATTTAGACTACGGACCGCTCGGAGCTTCCGGAAAGTTTATAGAGACAGCCTGGGAGATGGACCTGGCGATCGGAGGAAAAATGCGGCACGTTTGCAGGAAGGCGGTGAGCATTTAGTGTTTAATACAGCAATCGACCAACTAAAGGCCGTGCGAGGCAATACAGAGGTAATAATAGTTAAGCTGGGCACCGTAACCGCCCTGAGCAACGGAAGGGCCCAGGTCAAATTATACGGAGACGGCTCGGCATCAACTAAGCTTTACCAGTATATAGACGGCTACATCCCGGAAGTAAACGACAAGGTGGCGCTGCTGCCGCAGGGCAAGACATACATTATCCTGGGCAAAATAAGCGACGTGAAACCGGTCGAGAAGTACGCAACAAAGGAGTACGTGGACGAGACCTTCCTGCCCCTTGAATACAAGAACAAGCTGGAGGACAACGGAAACACGCTGACGCTTACGGAGAGCAACCTGCTGCCGGGAAGCAATAACAGCATGAAGCTGGGGGCTTCGGATAAACAGTTTTCGGCAATATACGGTCAATACTTTTATGACAACGGCGAGAGACTAAGGGCGGATGCTTTAGTTTTAACATATAGCGGCACAGCTTATAATCTCGCACTTGTGGCCAGCTACAACGATGTGACACTGACGCCATCAAACGATGACCACTTCAATCTGGGAAGCGCAACAAGGAAGTTCAAGTCGGCATATTTAGGACTTTTCAGAGGATCCTGGAAGAGCGGACAAAGCACAGAAAGACAGATCAGCTGGGACAGCAGCAACAATATAGTGCCTGACACAGACCTGGGCGTTTCATTCGGGACAAGTTCAAAAAGATATAAATATGCTTTTTTTGACCGAATGATGGGTGTACTTTGCCATAATACTTCATCTGGCTATTTATACTGGGCATCAGCTACAGTCTTCCAGCCTTCGGCAAGCAACAGCATAGATCTCGGAGCTTCCGGGAAACAGTTTAACAAGATATACGCGAAAGAGTTTTATATAAACGGAACGCTGCTGGACATTTCCGGCATCGAGGTCAGCAAGCTGACGGCCAAGAGCGGAAGTTATACCAGAACGCTCACGATGACAGCTTCTTCTTCCGGAGCAACGATCCTGCCGTCTTCAAATAATGCCTTTACTTTAGGAAGTTCAACGGCCATGTTTAGCGAGATATTCGCGGCAAAGTTTACCGGAGACTTAAACGGCAAGATTCTGGATGGATCCTACAACCTGGCATGGGACGCAAGCCACAATTTGATCCCGAGCACTACGAACTATTTAAGTTTAGGAACCAGCAGCAAGCAGTATAAAAACGTATACGGACAGAACCTATATGTGAACGGAACGGCGGTCACTTCGGATAAAAACTTAAAGGAAGACATCCGAGAGCTTGAGGAAAAACACCTGGCATTTTTCAGGTGCCTGCGCCCGGTACAGTTTAAATATAAAGACGGAGAAAGCAGGCGGACGCATACAGGATTCATCGCCCAGGAAGTAGAGGACGCGATCCACGAAGCAGGCATGACAAACCAGGACATGGCGGTCGTGGTTATAGATCAGGAGAGCGGCCGCCACTACTTGAGATACGAGGAAATAATAGCAGTTCAAACCCAAGTAATACAAAACATGCAGAAAAAGGTGGACAGTTTGGAGGCACGCCTCGCCAAGCTTGAAGCACTTCTGGAAAGGAGCACAAAATGAATCAGACTTACAAAGTACAGGTCAGCATGAACCAGGCGTCGATCGTACAAACGGACCTCGTCTTTAAACAGGGCGATTTCGGCTTCCAGATAGCGATCGAGATCCTGGACTTTGACCTGACAGGAGTCACCCCGCAGATCGTATTTAGAAAGCCGACCGGAGCCGTGGAGTCCACATCGCTGACGCTTTCCGGCACGACTTACACTTACACCATCCAGGGAACCGAGCTGGACACCCCGGGAACCTGCATCTGCGACATTAAACTAAAAAACAGCACAACCCAGAGGATATCAACGGCGAGCTTTATGTATTCGGTCGATGCGGACACCCTGGACGGCTTGAACGAGCACGCCAGCAGCTACTCCGACACAATAGAGCAGATATGGACCACCCTGCAGGACTACAGTGAGGACAGCGAAGCGTGGGCAGTAGGCACCAAGAACGGAGTGCCGGTCGACAGCCAGGCACCACAGCACGCAAACAATGCCAAGTGGTATGCCACAAGAGCCGACAGCGACGCCCAGAGCTCGGCGGAACTTTATACAAAGTTTGTAAACGCGATGGGAATCGGTACTTTTTTATACAAGGGAAGCAACGGACATTTATATTACACAGCAGCACCGCAGGGAACCATAACATTTAGCATCAGCGGCGGACATTTAATGCTTAATTAAAGGAGGAAGAACACATGGCAACAGATTTAGGCAAAGTTGGAATAGTAATGAAGGGCACCTGGAGCAGTTCGGCAACCTACGAGGCACTGGATGCGGTAAGCTACAACAATGGGCTTTATATAGCAAAGCAGGCAGTGCCGGCAAACACAGCACCGACAAATACCACATACTGGCAGATAGCAACAGACGTCTCCTCAAAGGCGGACAAAGTAGCAGGAACATCAGCAGGAAGAATCGCTGCTTTGACAGGTGACGGAAATCTCGCAGACAGTACAAGAACACTTGAAGATATAGCATCTTTGTGGACATTTGAAGATAATTATACAGATATCGATTTTGACGATTTGCCTT